TGAAACAGAAACTGAAACAGACTCAGCTGATACTCTTGATGCTCAACCAGATGAAGCTCCAAAAGTAAAACAAGATAAACTATCACCTTCAGCTGTTGAAATCGGTGTGTCTGGTGGTAGAAAAATTAAAGTCACATTTAAAGAAATGTTAGAAAAAATCAGTACAGAGGAAGAACTCTTGGAGAGTCCCCAAGAAGAAATTCCAATGATGATGAAACAATTACATTTCATTTGTTACGCCTCAGAAGAGATTAGTGAATATCTGAAGAGTGGTGTTGACCCAGAAGAGTGGTGGCAAAATAAACTTGCTGATGTATTCAGTAATGTTAAATCACTCTACGCATGGTCAAAAGGAGACCAACTGGTAAATCCTGTAAAAAAGATTAGTGCGGCCGCAATGTTTGACAAGGCCGGTATGCTAGGATTTGCAGAGTCTACTGAAGAGCTTGAAGAGTCATCTGTAAAGTTTTCAGGTAATAAATTGAGAGCTAGAGCTGGTCAAGCAAAATTAGATAATGGTAAAAGAGTAAAGGTTGATAAACAAAAGGCTCAACTTTTAACTGATTTCTTTAAGCAATTAAAGCCAAAGGATGCCAAGGAAATGGCATCAAAATTAATGGCAGACGAGGACCAATTTGATGAGGTCGTTCAGTTTGCAGAAATTACGCTAGGCGGATAATAGTTTATAAATAATATTTAAATAGGTAATACCATTATGAAACTTATATCAGAATATACAGAAGATTGCGAAATCATCACAGAGGCTGCCGAGAATGGAAAGAAAACTCATTTCATCGAAGGTATCTTCATGCAAGGTGATATTAAAAATCGCAATGGTAGAATTTACCCCTGCGAGACTCTTGAAAACGAAATGAAACGTTATGAAAATGATTTCATTAAAACAAAGAGAGCTTTAGGGGAACTAGGGCATCCCGATGGTCCAACAATCAACGGGGACCGTGTTTCACATTTAATAACAGAGATGAAACGCGACGGAAACAATTTTTACGGAAAGGCAAAAATCCTTTCAACTCCTATGGGAGAAATTGTAAAAACTTTTATAGACGAAGGTGTCAAGATTGGTGTTTCTACACGAGGTCTTGGTTCAGTAAAACAACTGAAAGATGGCGTAATGCAAGTCCAAGATGACTTTCATTTATCTACAGTTGATATTGTGACAGACCCTTCCGCTCCAGATGCTTTTGTAAATGGCATTATGGAGAATAGAGAGTATTACTACGATATCGCTTCTAATACTTGGAGAGCTCAACAGGTAGCTGATGTTATCGATGAGATTGTCGAAGAAGTAGAGAAAAAGGTAAATCGTGTAGTGCGCAAAATTGACGAAGATACGGCTACAAGAATGTTTGAAACATTTATCCGTACTTTAAGAAATTAACTTTTTATAAATAAAAACAGTCAAATTATTGGTTTGTTAAAAATTATTGTTATAACATAATAAAGGAGAAAAATTATGGCAGACGGAAAAGAATTCGTTGCTGATGACGGTATCTCAAAAGTACCTAATCCTATTTCACCTGAAGGTGGAGAAGGCAAAAAGGACAAGTTGAAGAAAACCGCTGAAGATAAGCCTAAAGATGCAGTTGACCCTAAAAAGGTAGTTCCTGGCCAAGAAAAAGCCGGTGAACCAGTTCCTACTGCAGAAGATGTAGAAACAGAAGAAGTAGAAACTATTGAAGAAGTAGTTGTTGAATCTTCTATTGAATCAATCATCGAAGGCGAAGACTTATCGGAAGAATTCAAAAGCAAAATCTCATTAGTTTTTGAAGCAGCTTTAAACGAAGAAGTTAACAAAAGAACAGAGTCCATCAAAGAAGAGCTTGAAGCTTCTTTAGATGAATCATTAAGTGAAGCAGTTGAATCCAGAATGGAAGAAATTGTTGAAAACGTAGATAAGTATCTTGACTACGTTGTTAATGAATGGACAAAAGAGAACGAAATTGCTATCGAAAGTGGTATCAAAGTAGAAATGGCAGAATCATTAATGTCAGGTCTTAAAGGATTATTCACAGAGCATAATATTGCTGTTGATGAATCTACTGTCGATGTTGTTTCTGAACTCGAAGCAAAAGTTTCTGACCTTGAGGAAAAGCACAATGAACTCGTAAATGAGAACATTGACCTTCAGAGAGTAATCTCTGGTTCTCAGGCAGGTAAAGTATTTGATGAAATCGCTGAAGGCTTATCTGAAAATCAGGTTGAGCGTTTAAAGGTTTTATCTGAAAAGCTTGATATTGAAGATTTAGAGTCTTATACTGAAAATCTTCAAGTAATTAAGGAGTCATTCTTCTCTAGCAAACCAGCTGTGGAAACACAATCTGATTTACAAGAAGAAAATGACGAAATTATTCTAGATGAACAGGAAGTAGTTAAACCAGCTTCTGATTACTCATCTATTAATGCTCTCGTAGAGGCATTTAACACTAGAAAGAATAATTAATTTTAACTTGGTTTTATTAATTAAATTAAATTAATTTTATTTTAAAGGAGATCCGAAATGGATAATTACTCAAGACTAGTGGAAAAGTGGGGCCCTGTACTAGAGCACGAATCTTTTTCACCTATTAGTGACGCGCACAAAAGAGCTGTGACAGCTACTGTGCTCGAAAATACTGAAAAGGCACTAATGGAATCTGGTGATTTATCAGCTAACATGACTTCACTTTTAAGTGAAGCATCACCGACTAACGATGCTGGAACAGGTGGCTTTAGTGGCCTATCTGGAAACGCTGCTGCTGGTCCGGTTGCTGGTTATGACCCAATTCTTATTTCTTTAGTGCGTAGAGCAGTTCCTAACCTAATTGCTTATGACATCTGTGGTGTTCAGCCTATGACTGGTCCTACAGGTCTAATCTTCGCAATGCGCGCAAGATATGGCTCTCAAGGTGGTGCTGAAGCCTTATTCAACGAAGCTGATACAGACTTCGCTGGAACAGGTACTCATGCAAACACATTGCCTAATGCTAATACTCAGTTAATTACAACTGGTACTGGCTTAGACACAGGTGATGCTGAGGCTCTAGGTGATGGCGTTGGTGCCGACTATGCTGAAATGGCATTCTCAATCGAGAAAGTGACTGTTTCTGCTAAGACTCGTGCCCTAAAGGCTGAATACACAACTGAATTAGCTCAAGACCTTAAAGCTGTTCATGGCTTAGACGCTGAGACAGAATTGGCTAACATTCTTCAAACTGAAATCTTAACAGAAATCAATAGAGAAGTTGTTAGAACAATTTATACATCTTCAGTAGTTGGTGCTGAGAACACAGCTTCTGCTGGCGTATTCGACTTAGATGTTGATGCAAATGGTAGATGGTCTGTTGAGAAGTTCAAAGGCCTTATGTTCCAAATCGAGCAAGAAGCTAACGCTATTGCTAAAGGAACAAGAAGAGGTAAAGGAAACATCGTAATCTGTTCTTCAGACGTTGCTTCTGCTCTTCAAATGGCTGGTGTATTAGACTACGCTCCTGCTCTAAACTCTAACTCTCTTGAAGTTGATGACACAGGCAATACTTTTGCTGGTGTTCTTAACGGAAGATTCAGAGTTTATGTTGACCCATTTGCTGGCGGAAACTACTTAGTAGTTGGTTATAAGGGTTCATCTGCATTTGATGCAGGTTTATTCTACTGCCCATACGTACCATTACAAATGGTCCGTGCCGTTGGTGAAAATAGCTTCCAACCAAAAATTGGATTTAAGACTCGTTACGGAATGGTTGCAAACCCATTCGCACAAGGTGATGTGTCTAGCCAAGGACTTGGTTCACTTGCTAACAACGTCAACAAATATTACCGCAAGGTCCGTGTCACGAACCTCTTCTAGGATCGTACACTTACTGAGAAGTAATAATAAAAAGAGTTTAGGTTCACTAAACCACTTTAAAGAGGCCTTCCGGGGCCTCTTTTTTTACATAAAATTTATTGTTAACCTATTCTAAGTAGTATAAATAAAAATATGAAAGATACTATTGCAGAATTTTTAAACATGACTCCTTTGAATATAGACCTTATTGGTCTTAAAATACCAGAGGACGCTAAATTCATCGGTGGGGTCCCACCAGTTGGTGGCATGCAGGGCCACACTCACTCGGATGAAGCAAAGCAACAAATATCTGAAATCCAAAAGAAAAGATTTGCTGAAGGATTACATCCGTGGATAGGTAGATCTCATAATGATGAAAGTAAAAAGAAGATAAGTATGGCAAAGAAAGGTGTAAAATTATCTGAAGAACATAAAAAGAAAATCGGCAAAGGCCGAAAGGGTAAGGTTCAATCAGAAGAAACTAAAGCAAAAATTTCTGCGGCAATGAAAGGTAAATCTAATAAAAAGGGTTATAAATTAACTCAGGAACAAAGAGATAAGATTGCTGCTGCTAGAAGAGGGAAAAAATTCCCTCGTTCCTAATCCCAGATAAAATTTTCCCAAGGTTCATAACAACCATCGCAACCGATAGCTGAATTATCACAACCTCTGTTATCGTCAAAAATCTCTAACTTGATTTTGTCAAACATATCTTTTGTCAGTTTGACC